GTCGATATTAATGGGGGTGCTGTGGATGGCACAACAATTGGTGCTTCTAGTGCTTCGTCAGGTAGCTTTACAACTGTTGCTACATCTGGTCAGGCGACACTGGCGACTGTTGATATTAATGGTGGTAATATTGATGGCACTATTATTGGGGCTAGTACACCTGCAGCCATAACAGGTACAACAGTTACAGCAAGCTCAAATTTTGCAGGGAATATTACAGGAAACGTAACAGGAAATGTTAGTGGTAATATTACTGGTAATGTTGAGGGTGATCTTACAGGTAACGTAACTGCAGGTTCAGGCACATCATCATTTACTAACGTGACCATTAATGGCACTCTAAACATGAACGCAGGTACATCTGCAACGATTACTAATCTTACAGCACCTAGTTCTGATTTAGACGCAGCAACGAAATTATATGTTGATACAGAGGTAGCAGGTCTTGTAGACTCAGCACCTGGAACATTAAATACTTTGAACGAATTGGCTGCAGCATTGGGGGACGATGCAGATTTTGCCAACACAATCACAACAAGTATAGCAACCAAGTTGCCACTAGCAGGTGGCACAATGAGTGGTGCTATAGCTATGGGTACAGCTAAGATTACAGGCTTGGGTGATCCAACAGCAAATCAAGATGCAGCAACTAAGAAATATACAACAGATACCTTTTTACCTCTAGCAGGTGGCACTCTAACAGGTGCAATTGATATGGGTAGTGCAAAAATTACTACTACCTACACACCCACTAATAATGCTGATCTCACAACAAAAACATATGTTGATGGTGTGCTTGGTTCAGCTACTGCAGCTTCTACTTCAGCATCTGCTGCTGCTTCCTCTGCCACTGCTGCTGCCTCAAGTGCAACTGCTGCAGCTTCAAGTGCAACTGGGGCTGCTTCTAGTGCAACCTCTGCAGCAGCTTCATATGATTCATTTGATGATAGATACCTTGGTGCTAAGTCATCTGCGCCTAGTGTAGACAACGATGGGGATGCCCTAGTTACTGGTGCTCTTTATTTTAATAGCTCTACAAACATTATGAATGTTAGAACGAGTGGTGGTTCTTGGACTGCTGCAGGTTCATCTGTAAATGGAACTTCAAGTCGTAATGTCTATACTGCTACAGCAGGTCAAACTACGTTTGCTTCTACATACGATTCTGGCTTTGTAGACGTTTGGCTTAATGGTTTAAAATTAAAAAGTGGAACAGACTTTACAGCTACATCAGGAACTAGTATAGTTCTCGCAAGTGGTGCTACTGTTGGTGACACAGTAGATATTGTTGCTTATGGCACATTTAATTTAGCTAATCATATAACAGAAGCACAGTCTGATGCTAAGTATCTTTTGGAAGCTAACAACCTTTCTGATTTAGTTAATGCGTCAACAGCAAGAACAAATCTTGGTGTAGCTATTGGATCTAACGTACAGGCTTACGATGCAGGTCTAGCTTCAATTGCAGGACTAACAACTGCAGCAGATAAAATAATTTATACGAGTGGTTCTGATACATATGCTGTAACAGACTTCTCTTCATTTGCTAGAACACTTGTTGACGATGCTGACGCATCAGCAGCTAGAACAACTCTAGGTGTAGTCATAGGAACAAACGTTTTAGCATACGATGCAAACTTACAGAGTTTTGTTTCTGTATTTACTCTCCCAACTTCTGATGGATCAGCAGATCAGTTTCTAAAAACAAATGGGTCAGGGACACTTAGCTTTGCAACAGTAGACGTTCAGGCTGATCTTAGAAAATCTTTTGTATTATAGGTAGGAAAAAATGGCTTTTACATATGCACAACTAACACCAATTACAACAATCGCAAGTAGTGCAGGAGCAGTGTACACAAACCCTAGCTCTAAAACATCTTACATTCGTGGTATAATAATACACAATACAAACACTAGTGCTGAAGCTGTAGTGTTGTATAATGTTCCTGATAACAGTGGTTCAGTAGGAACTGCAGCAGCAGCAAATCAGTTTTATAAAACGAGTGTGGCTGCAGACACAACAGTTATAATTGAGTTTCCTGTTCCAGGCTTAGTCCTTTCAGATGTCAACGATACCATACAGGCAACTACGACAACTGCAAGTAAGGTAACAATTCAAATATCAGGAGCTACAGAATAATGGGTATTACAGTTTTTCCTACTCCTACATCCTCTTCAGGTGGTGGATATTCAAAACCACTACCATTCTGCCCAATTTCAACAACCTCTACATGGTGTCCTGCTGTGTCTGGATGTGTCGCAGTTCACGTTATTGGTGGTGGTGGTAATGGCTGCTGCTTTGGTGGAGGTGGGGGAGGATATTCCTTAAAATTTTTAACAGTAACTGATTCAGACTGTTACTGTGCAACAGTAGGTGCTGCTGCCTCTGCTAGTTGCTTCTGCAATATTTCTGGAGCAACTGTTAGTATGACTTCCTGTGGTGGTGCTCATAACTTAGGAGGATGTGCATCTGGAGGTGACTTTAATCACTGTGGTTCACCTGGTGGGCTTAGTAATGGAGGTGCTAATACTGAACGTCCAGGAGGAGGAGGGGCTGTTAACATCTTTGGTTTAAGTTTAGGTGGTTCAGGCTTAGAAGGTGGAAATGGTGGTTGTGATGCAGGAGGTGGAGGATCAGGTGTAGGTGGTCATGGTGGGCAAGCCTATTGTTTTAGTCTCTGTAGTGCACCAATGCCAGGTCAAGGTGGTGGATCTGCATGGGATGGTAGTGGGCATGTTTGTATTTGCACTAGCAAGACTGGCAATAATCCAGGTGCTGCTGCAGCATTTATTCTACCCAGGTGTGGGTATCAACTTTTTAGGTTTATATCTCAATGGGGGCCAGGTGGAGGATCTCAAATAACCAGTTGCTTCTGTAATCAACAACAAACTACAAGTGTTCCTGGACCTGGTGGTGGTGGTCATGGTGGACATAATGGTAATGGTATACAACAGAATGGTGGAGCTTTTGCAGGGGGTGGAGGCGCAGGTAAGGACACAGGAGTTCCTGGTTATGGAGGCTACCCTGGAGGTGGATCAGGTGGTTTTAACTTGTCTGGTTCTTATGGTGCTTATGGCGCAGTTCTTATAGAGTATGTGGATGCTTCCTAATGTTACAACAACCTGAAAATATAAAATTTATTCTTTTTACTAACGAAGATAATGAAGTAGTAAGTGTAAAAGTTGCTGACGAAAATACTGAAATTGATACTGATTCTGCAGGTGTAGTAACTAATCACCTGATTGGTGTAGGTGCTAAGTACAATGCTGATTTGGATGCTTATTACTACGAACCTGTAGATTCAAGTTGGGTTTTAGATAAGGTCGAAAATAAATTTATTATTTGGAAGCCACCAGTAGATTAATAGGGGAGAAGTAAATGACTCAGGCTAGAGTATTAGCAGACTTAGTTGCTACAGGTGGTGAGCTTGCAGATGGTGCAATAGCAGCCTCAGAAGTGACTGGGTTATCAAGTGTGGCAACAAGTGGTGCAGTAGCAGATGTAACTGGTGCTGCTCCTTTGGCAAGCCCTACCTTCACAGGAACAGTAGGTGCTGCTGCAATCACAGCTACAGGAACAGTGGCTGCTCCAACAGTAAATGCTTCTAGTACACTACAGATAGGTGGCACTGGGATAACTGCTTCTGCTGCTGAATTAAATTTTGTAGGGGGTGTGACCTCTGCTGTTCAAACTCAGATAAACACAAAACAAAAAGAACTTACACCTAACGTAATTACGTCAAACACTACAGGAACAAAAGACAACAGATATTTTTTAAATGGTTCTGCCATTACTCTGACACTTCCTGCAAGCCCAAGTGCAGGAGACACAGTAGCCATATCTGAGATGGGTGGTAACGAAAATAATGTTGTAGGACGTAATGGATCTAATATCCAAAGTCTTGGAGAAGACATGACGATAGACACAGCATATGCAGCTTTTCAATTACAGTATGTTAACGCCACTGTTGGTTGGGCAATATCACAGTAAAGAGGAATTAGAATGAGTACGTATTCAACATTTGCAGGTAGTAGTGGTGGTGGTCTTGTAGGTGGTCAGTGTATCACCTGTAATGGGGCTACTTACTCTATGACCTCAGACAATTTAAGTGCTGTAGCATTCTGTTTCAATCAGGGTGCGTGTGTTTATTTACCAAATGCGACAACACTTGAGGTTGGTGCAGCTAAATTTACACTTAAAAATTTAAACGACACAACTAACATTACTGTTTATGATCACTGCCAAAGACCTTTTAGTATACTAACACCCTGTCAGTCTCTTCAACTTTCTCTTTATAATAACTCAGACGTTTGTGGTAAGTGGATACATGAAAAACCAACTACTAACCTTACAGGTGTTGGTATTGCACAAACTGTTGATGTTACTTGTTTAGAATCTGACATTTATTGCACACACTGCATTGACTGCAATACTACTGTAAGCCTTGGTTACAAATGTTCAATCTGTAGATACGTTGCAACTGTAGGTAAGTTTAATCCTACAAACTCAACCTATACTTTTTCTACACCATGCTGTGTAACCCTTTGTGCTTCAGCTACCTTTGAAGGTCCAAAGGTATTTTATGGTTCTTGTTCAGAAGATAACTTTGCTATTTGGCATTCTAACAAGACAGGACCACAGGTTGTTATAAATAAAACTGGGGGCATCTGTTTATGTTGTATGCCAAATTCTTGTACAGGATGTTGGGGAACTAAAGGATGGGGAACTAGGGGAGATTATATAGATAGATTTATCTTTTTAAATCCTATCTGTACTGTTGCAAATTTATGTTTTGAATACTCTTTTGGGTGTATAAACACTACTACAGGTGTTATGTGTAGGTACGATTTTAAGTGTATTTGTGAACCTCAGTTTACTGATGGGATGGAAAGAGTTTGTTTTAACGCATTTGGAAATCAAACCCAGATATGTCACTTTATGGGTACAGTTAAATGTCGTATTAACTATACTTGTCTTGTTCCAGTTTACACAGTTGGAACTTCAGGGGTTAATCTTTGTAAAGGAAAAAGAACAGTTGACGTAATTGCAGTAAGAGTTCCTAATGATGGGGCTGCTACAGATTCGTATTGTGCCTACAATAAACTAAGTGATCTTGGCAGATGTTTTTATTCTTGTTGCTGTTGTTTTAATGACTGTATATTCTGTGGGTGTGTTTGTAGAGTTTCATGTTTTAAAGCTTCTTTTCCTGCTTCAGCTTGTTGCTTTAACTTACATTATCGCACAATGAAATATGATACTGCAGGTATTATGTGTTGTTTTTCTAGTTCCATGCACGTCAAGGGAACTAGTGGGCAGGGTATCTGTTGTGCCTGTCATTGTAGTTCTCAGTCGTTTCATTGTAGAGCTTGCCTACATCAAGATATTTGGAATGTATCAGAAAACTATTATTTTTATGATATTTTTACTGCAGGTGATGTAACTGCAAAGTTTGCTCACACAACTTGGGGTGGCTCAGTAACAAATAAATTTTGCATAGACATAAGGTGTGATAATTCTTGTGGGTGTTGTTCTGCTACAAGTCGAATATGTTTTTTTAATGGTCACTGTAATTTTAATACAAAAGTCCTTGGGAATTTACACTATGAAGCTAGATACCTTAATACTAAATTTCATGTTACAGATAGTCCATTAGTTCCTACTCAATATTGTCCTATGACAGGCAGTGGTTTTAATTGTAGGGCTGAGAAGTATGGAATGAATGCTTGGTATAAAAGAGTTTCAGCTACTCAAGGATGTCTTATATTTCCTTTTAATGCTAACCCAGACGCATCTCATAACTGTGTTACTTACTGTGCACTCTGTTGGAATGGTTCTACCTCTACCACTTCAATTTTTAAAGCTGTATGTAATTTTGGAGATCCTTGGTGCAATAATTTCTTTAGAAAAAATGCTGCAGGTACGTATGAGTACGTAAATTTAAAGTGTGGTACTGTAGGTTGTTTTACAGATGGAGCTACAGCTTGTCATGTTATAATGGCTTGTTGTGCAGGAGATACTGTTGGCTTTGTGCCTATTGATTCTGGTTTTAAATATTTATTTTTGTTTGAGGCTAATTCTTGTTATGCCTATTGTATTTGTAGGGATGCAAATTGCTGCCTTGTACCTTGTGGATCTGCAGGTGGGGAGGCCACTAGTCCTGGTGCAGCAACAGGAGTCACTATAGCTTCTTCTAGGGTAACTCCTGCAAGTACTGCTTGTGGTAGTATAATTGGTTATCAAGATGCTTGTAACGCATTTTTACCTACAGCAACTAAAATGACTTTTAATTGCACTGATCTTAAGTTTGATAATAAACAGTGTTTTAATCTAGACACGATACCAGTTCAACAAACTGGTGCAAATATAACTGCTGAAGGTGGTGGTTACATATATACATGTATTCCTGCTTGTGTGAGAGCATTTTCATTCCTAACAATTAATCCATAAAAGAGGTTAAAATGAAATTAATAGGCACAGATCAAAATGGCTATGTACAATCAACTACTTTAACAAATAGAAATAACAGTGGTTATGAAGAAGTTATTGAAGTAGAAGATGATGTAGAAACTTATCCTAATTGTACACATATAATAGGCACTATGGTTAGTATAACTGATGAAGAAGAGTTTGATAAGCAAAGAGCAGCCAAATGGGATGAGATACGTTTGATACGTAACAATGTTATTGCTACGACAGATTGGACACAGTTAGGAGATGTTGTTTTAACTGACGAAAAAGTAGCAGAGTGGAAAGAGTATAGAAAAAAACTACGTGACATGATTGTTGCAGACTCCAATCCTTTTGCTGTAGTGTGGCCTACAGAACCCTCTTGAACTAATTAAAAAACTATACTATAATAACGAGCACCCTTCATGGGTAATAATAGTAATAAGAAAGAAGACTCGTGAAAAAACTATTTTTTATTGATGGGGGAGCAGGTCGTGCTGTAGCATCTATACCTGCTTTCCTAAAGTATGCAAAGAAACATGACGATTTTGCTATACTAGTACATGGATGGGATACTTTATACTGGGGTATTCCTGAACTACAAGACAAAGTATTTAACCCTGAACAAAAAGGTATCTTTGACCACGTAATAAAAGATGCTGAAGAACTTGTATCTCCTGAACCATATCGAGTACCAGGATACTTTAAACAAGAATTATCTTTAGCTGAAGCCTTTGATGTTCTAATTAATGATACCCATGATCATTCTGATCTAGGTCTACCTGTTCTTAAAACTTCTAAGATGGAAGAGATTAATGCAGCAGGTATGTTCTTGGATGCAAAGAATCAACAGAAGAAACAAAAGAACATTGTGCTACAACCCTTTGGACGTTCTGCACAAAAACATCCTACTGGTACTATTATTGACGAATCCTCTCGTTCTCTTGATCCTCAGTCGTATCTAAAATTAGTTAAGAAGTTAAGTGTAAAGTACAACCTAGTTCTTATGGCTGAACAAGACTTCCATATAGCAGAGGATACCTACACTGTAAAACCACAAGCAGACTTACGAATGTGGGCTGCATTCATTGGTTCAGCAGACTACTTTATTGGTGTAGACTCAGTTGGTCAACACATGGCTAGAGCATTAGGAACTCCTGGAACAGTAATTGTTGGTTCTACATTTGCTATCAACACAACTTATCCAGACTACTTTAACATTGTAGAAAAGAAGGATGCTAAGAAATACTCACCTATTCGTATCTCAGGTCTTGAGAGTCACCTAGCTGACAGAGCTAACGATACTCTAATGGATTTTAGTGACGAAGAAATAAATACAATGTATACTAACATTGTAAAAGATATTGAAAAGAAGGTGAAGTAATGAATATTTTAGCAATCAATCCAGGGCATAATGGTTCTGCTGCTCTAGTAGTAGATGGTGAATTAAAGTTTTACATAGAGGAAGAAAGACTTTCTCGTAGTAAGTATGATGGTAATCCTTTTGCAGGAATGATGGAAGCACTAAAGTATGGTGTAGACATCCTAGTTCTTGGTGGCACTTCAGATCAGTTTCCACAATTAACTTGGACAGGAGAAGATCCTTACTCTTGTTTCGTAAGAAAGTTTAACCCTAACCTGCAGATAGTAAACGTTGGAGGTGCTCATCATCTAGGTCATGCAGCAAATGCTTTCTACAACTCAGGGTTTGAACAGGCTGCTGCAGTTATTGTAGATGGATCTGGTTCTCGTAGAGAGATAGAGATTAATGAAGACTTTAAGAACCCAGGTTTTGAAACAGAATCTATTTTTAACTGTGACTATGAAGAGGGAATAAAACCTGTATTTACTTCTTATGGTGGAAACTACGATACCCAACGTATAGTAAATGAAGAGTTAGAGATGGATAGTGCTATAACACTAGTTAAAGCATACGAAGCTGTTTCACACTATCTTGGGTTTGGTTACATTGAAGCAGGTAAGACAATGGGTCTTGCACCATATGGTAAAAGCAACGAGTTTATTCCTAGTCTGTTTTATAATGGTAGAGGTAACAAGAACGTATTTATTCCTAACTACCCTGCAGGTGCTTACGTAGATCACTCACGCCACCCTTTACTAGAACTAAAAGAAGACCCTAAAGATTGGCATAGTGACCACACAAAGGTAACAGATGCAGCAAAAGATTTAGCTTGGGCTGTGCAAAATGAGACACAAACTCTTGTAGGAGACTTAATCGAAAAAGCTGTAGATAAAACAGGACACAAAAACATTGTTATATCAGGTGGTTATGGTCTTAACTGTGTAGCCAATTACTACTACAAGGAAAGGTTTCCTGATCTGAATATCTTTATTGATCCTATCTCTCACGATGGTGGTACAGCAATAGGGTTAGCTAAAATAATTCACTACGATAAGAACAAAGAGGATAAGACTATACGTCCTATGACTACCCTTTATCTTGGTCCTGAACGTAAAGAAGACTATGACCTTGGTGATATAGAAACTAAAGATGTTAAAGCTGCTGATGTAGCAAAGCTAATAGCAGACAAAAACATTGTAGCTTTATTTCAAGGACGTTCTGAAGCAGGACCACGAGCACTAGGTAATCGTTCTATACTATACGATCCCACAGATACTAATGGTAAAGACTTTGTAAACGCAGTCAAAGGAAGAGAGTGGTTCAGACCTTTTGCAGGTTCGATGCTACAGGAAAACTTTGAAGAGTGGTTTGAAACTCGTGGTCTAGAAGAGTCACCATACATGATGTATGCTATGGACTTTAAGACTGAGAAGCATGGTGAAGTTCCTGCGATTACACACGTAGATGGTACATGTCGTATTCAGACTGTAACCAAGAAACAGAACCCTAGCTATTATTCCCTGATAAAAGAGTTTGATAAGATAACTGGTGTTCCTATCCTGTTTAACACAAGTTTTAATCTAGCAGGTCAGCCTCTAGTTGAAACTTTACAGGATGCCATAAACACTGTGAAGAACTCAGACATAAACTATCTATACTTACCAGACATAGGTAAGTTAGTACATTATCCTTATAATGATAGTCTGGTTGAGGATATGGAGGAAGCTGCTTAAGGCAACCTCTGAGCAAACTGAAGAAGATCATCAAACACTTTGGTCTTCTTTCTAAGTTTCTCTCTTGAGAATTTCTTGAGGTCTTCTTCAGTTTCTAATCCATGACCAGTACGAACAAGAATAGGTCTAGCACCTATACGTTCTGCAGCTTTAAGATCTGTCATCTTGTCACCAACATAAAAACCATTTTGTTTAAACCTATGCTTATCTAAAAATATTTCTTTCTCTGCTCTGTGAAACATACCAAGATTAGGTTTAGCAAAGCAATCACATTTCAGAGAGGTTTCAGAATAGAACAAACCATCAATGGAGTAGATACCTGCATTACCAAAGACTTCCATCATACGTTGATGAACAGCTTCTACTTGGTCATGTGTCTGCTCCTTTTTTATAATACCACCCTGATTGGTTAGTATAACTAGTTTATATCCTTTGAGTCTAATCATACGAATAGCTTCAAGAGAACCAGGGATAGGCTCCCAATCGTTAGGATCAGAGATGTAACCCTTGTTTACATTTATTACACCATCACGATCCAAACCAACAATTGACTTAGGAAATACTTTAGGCCAATCGTCAGGAACATTTTGCTGTTGAATCTGTTGTGGGTCTTGTTCTATTATATGTTTAAATCTAGACATGGTGTAATTTTAATTATGAAGAAGATATTTGTCAATGGAGCATTTGATGTAGTGCATTCAGGACACCTTGATCTGCTTGATTTTGCTAAGGGTTTAGGCACTCACCTGCTCGTAGCTATTGACACAGATAGGCGTATTGAGTATAACAAGGGGGAAGGAAGACCTTTCAATAAACTTAAGAATAGAAAACATTTAATTAGTTCGTTGAAACCTGTTACAAGCGTAGTAACATTTGACACAGACAACGATCTTCTTGCAATTCTTGAAAGGTACAGACCAGACATAATGGTTAAGGGTTCTGATTGGAGAGGAAAAAAGGTTATAGGGGAGGAGTACTGTAACAAGGTAGTATTCTACGAGAGAACCAATGGTCAATCAACAACAAAAACAATCGAAAATTTTATTACTAGGCGACAGTTGCTATGATGAATATCACACAGGAACTGTAACTCGAATAAGTCCTGAAGCTCCTGTACCTGTCTTTGATCTTACATCTACTGTTGTAAAAAGAGGTATGGCTTATAACGTCTACAATAACCTCGTTAACTTAGGTGCAAGAGTGGATGTCATAACAGACTATAGAGAACGTAAGCACAGGTACGTAGAGGAAAAGACTGGTCAACAACTGCTTAGAGTAGACGAACAGATTAAGACTGAGCAGGTGGACACAGCAGACCAAAGTCTAGATGGTTACTCTGCAATTGTTATATCAGATTATAACAAAGGTTTTGTAGAAGAGGGTGACATAAAAAAACTTAGGGCAAAGTTTGATGGCCCTATTTTTGTAGATACAAAGAAAAAAGATTTAGCTCAGTTTGATGGGTGTTTTGTAAAGATAAATCAGTACGAGTACGAAGGGGCTGAAAGCCTTACTAACGAATTAATAATTACCTATGGCTCAAAGAAAGTCGAATATAAAAATAGGACTTACCTACCTCCAAGTGTAGAAACTCATGATGTGTGTGGTGCAGGAGATACTTTTCTCGCAGGTCTTGTATTCAAATACTTAGATACTTATAGTATAGACCAGGCTATAAAGTTTGCGATGCAAGCAGCAGCCATAACTGTGCAACACAGGGGTGTTTACGCCCCAAAAATAGAAGAGGTAGTTCATGAGACTTGAAGGTTTTGTTAAAAAAGGTTGGGGATCTGAACTAATATGGGTAACAAATGACAAGTATTGTAGTAAGTTTTTATCTTTTAATTCTGGTTCTAAATTCTCTATGCACTTCCACAAGGATAAGGAAGAGAGTTGGTATGTTTTATCAGGCAAGTTTGAAGTGCATTGGATTGACACAGAAGACGCCACTGTTAACATTGAGTCCTTGGGTGAGGGCGAAGCCTGGACGAATGCGACTCTTGTACCTCATCAGATCATTTGCTTAGAAGAGGGTACAATCCTAGAAGTATCTACCCCTGACTCTGTAGAGGATAATTACAGAGTAGGTAAGGGTGACAGTCAAGCATGAAGATACTAGTTACTGGTAACAAAGGGTTCATTGGTCAGAACATGGTCAATGCCCTAAAAGATAAACATCAGATTTCTACTTACGAGTATGGTAATCAGTACCCAATACTGGATGGTCTTGACTGGGTAATACACCTAGGAGCAGTAAGCTCTACTACAGAGAAAGACATACGTAAGATAACAGTACAGAATATTGAGTCTTCTATTTATTTATTTGAAGACTGTATAGATAGGGGTATTAACTTTCAGTTTGCTAGTAGTGCATCAGTATATGGATTAGATCCTTGTGGCTTTAAAGAGACTGCAGTTTTAGACCCTCTCAATCACTACGCTAGAAGCAAGGCTATATTTGAAAACTATATCAAGTATAGAAAAGCTCCCATTACTACTCAAGTATTCAGATACTTTAATGTGTATGGTCCTCATGAGGAACACAAGGAAGAACAGGCAAGTCCACATACTAAGTTTAGAAAGCAAGCAAAAGAAACTGGAAAGATAAAACTATTCAAGAACTCAGAATATTTTTACAGGGATTTTATTCACGTAGACAAGATTATAGAGTATCATCAAAAGTTTTTCTCTATAGAAAAGTCAGGTGTCTGGAACGTGGGTACAGGTTTTGAGAGAAGTTTTTATGAGGTTGCCCTAGATATATGTAAAGAGACAGGCGCATCTATTGAGTGGATAGATATGCCAGAAAATTTAAAAGAAAGTTATCAGAATTTTACTAGAGCAGATACTGTAAAACTTAAACAGACTCTATCAATTTAAGGTACAAATATGGCTACTACAGAACAGATACAAACCCTTGCAGACACAATGTTTTTAGCACAAAACACAGGTGTTACAAGTGACTTCTATGATGCAGCAGCAGAAGCTGTTGGTCTTGACCCTAATGATTACATGGGGCGTATGGAATTTTTAGAGCAGTATGGGTATAATCCAGGAGAACAAGAAACATTCTATGGTAGTAATGAAGCGCAAGATATAGGTGCTCAACTTCTTTATCAACAGTGGCAAAATGCGCCAACTGCTGAGGAATTAGCTGCTGCAGGGATGGGTGATGTAGAAATTTTAAATAGCACTACAGCCAATGGTACTTGGATAACCCAAGAATTAGAAAGATTAGGTATTGATCCTTCTGAAACGATGGCAGGAACTGGCTCTACTATTGAAGAATATAATGCACAAAAGGATTATCTTAACACTGAACTTGGTAAGTATAGTAGTTACTGGTCAGATAAAATAGAAGCTACAGGTTCTTACGATGCAGCTACCTTAGACATGATGGAGTGGAGTGAGCTACAAAATGCTGCTGTAGTTTCTTTACCTTCTACACCAGTAGGGCCAGGATCAACTGCAAATGTAAATACAGCACAGACAGCTACAGAGGTAGCTTCTCAAATTGGTGGGGGTTCAACTGGACCACAGATAACACCCTACACTTCAAGCACACCAAATTTAGGTTCTACAACACCAGTATATGATGGTCTTCAAACTGGACTTACTGAAGTTCCTATTCCAACATACGAAGCAGGTCTTAAAAAACAGGCTAATCAGTTTCAACAAAGGGCTACAAATCAAAATCAATATTATCAACCACAAACTCAAGCAGAACAGGAAGCTGCAGGAACTGCTCCTTCTTTTGAAAATGTATTGTATAGAAATAACATGGGTATGTCGATGTACATACAACACATTAATGGGATTCCTAGTCAACCAATACCACCAGGATACTATAGAGTAACGCAGTTTGGAACTGAAGCCCAGACGCAGGGTGGCTCTGCTGCACAGACTGCTCAAGGGCAGAACACAGGTGGTGTAGTAAAAGGTTTTAATCAAAGTTCTGTTGTTACAAGAGATGATCTATCACAATTTCAAAGAAATTTAGCAGCACAGGTTTATGCTGCGCCAGGGCAAGCAGTAGCTGCTGCTCCTGTGTCTTATATTGATCCTAATTCTTATGGAAGTGTTTTAGAATCTACAGCAGGACAGGCTTTACCTACTGCACCTATGGTTCAGTCTGATCAGATAGCTCAAATATCAACAGCTACTACTGCTGATACTCCTACTAAAACAGGCGTACCACAGGTAACTGCACAGGCTGCTTATTCAGACATTCAAAATGCTGTATCAGGTATGACACCTGCACAACTAACAGAGTTATCCCAAACTATATCTGCAGCACAACAAGAAGGGACTTCAGTATCTGATCTTGATGCAGCAACAGGACAGTCAGTAGACGTAACAGGACAACCCACCAGGACTGAACAAACTGGGGAAATGATTACAGGGACTGGTGTAGATCAGGCTCAAGTAGGACAAGCATTTGGAACTGGTGAAGTACAGGCTGCATCTGTCCAGGATGAACTTTCTTCTTTGATGCAACAGTTTGATGGGGGTCAGACCCCTGCATGGGCAGCAGGATCTATGAGGGCAGCTACTGCTACAATGTCTGCTCGTGGTCTTGGTGCTTCATCTCTAGCAGGACAGGCAATAGTCCAGGCTGCTATGGAGGCTGCTCTTCCTATTGCTCAGATTGATGCAAGTAACAAACAACAGGTTGCTCTCTTTAAAGCAGAACAAAGAGCAAAGTTTTTACAGATAGACTTTGATCAATCATTTCAGGCTAAGGTTTTGAATGCTGCTAAAGTAGCTGAGATTGCTAACATGAACTTTACTGCTCAACAGCAGATTGCTTTGGAAAACTCTAAGGCTGCTAACACAATGGCATTACAAAATCTTACAAACGATCAAGCCCTAGTTATGTCAGAGGCTGCAGCACTATCACAAATTGATATATCAAACCTAAACAATAGACAGCAGTCTGCTGTTCAAAACGCACAAAACTTTTTACAAGTCGATATGTCTAATTTAAACAACGCACAGCAAACTTCATTATTTAAACAGCAATCTCTAGTTAATACATTACTATCTGATAATGCTGCTGCAAATGCTGCTCAACAATTTAATGCTTCATCCCAAGCTCAAACTGATCAGTTCTTTGCAAATCTTTCTTCTTCTATAAATCAGTTTAATGCTGCTCAGATAAATGCTATGAAACAATATAACGCTGATGAAGTTAATTCTATGTTAGAATTTAATTCAACTATTCAAAATCAAAGAGAATTATTTAACGCACAAAACTATCTTGTAGTTGCCCAGGCGAATGCACAGTGGAGACAAAATTTATCAACTATAAATACTGCTGCTGCCAATGAGTCTAACATGGAATATGCAACAACAACAAATGCGTTGACTATAAAATCGTTAGATGAAATATGGCAGAGAGAACGAGACTTGATGGACTACGCATTTACTCAGAGTGAGAATGTAGCAGATCGTGCATTGCGTATTCTCCTGGCAGACAAACAAATGGAATCAGTTATAGCACAACTAGACTCACAGGAGGATACAGCCCTTGGTGAACTTCTTACTAAAGTGTTTTTCTCTTCTGATTTTAAGTCTATTTTTGATTGATAGTGGGATATACATAATGACTACATACAGACTAGATCAAATGGAAAGAGAAAAGCCTAGAGCATCTCAAAGAATTGCAAGTAAAAGAACAAAGTACGCTGTTGGATCTGCTAAGGCACAGGTAGAAAGAGCTTTAGGTGAGATGGATACTTCTTTACTCCCCTCTGCACAGAGAACTTCATCCAGTGAAAGTGGTGGTGAGGCTACAGGGTACTATCGTAGTTCTCTTCAAGACTATAAAGAATCTATGTCTAATGAAAAGGCTAGTTTACCCCAGGGATATGAAAAAATAATTGACGCAGATAAAGACATTGATGTTGACCCTGACATTATCACAACTGGAGATCCTCTTTCAATCATCAGAGAGTTTGAAGGTTACAGAGAAAAAGCTTACTGGGATGTAGATCACTGGGCTATTGGATATGGTTCTAAAGCGTCAGGTGAAGGTGCTTCAATTACAAAGGAAGAAGCTGAGACCAAGCTTAAAACAGAGTTTGATAAGTTTCGTAGTATGGTAGTAGACCATAGGGAAGAGCATGGATATAACTGGCAACCCCATCAAGTTGATGCACTAACAATCTTTGCTTACAACATTGGATCTATTGATGGTCTTACAGAGGATGGAACTCGTGGGGATGAAGAGATTTCAGAAATGATTTTAGAGTACAATAAAATGAGAGATAAAAATGGTAAGCTTGTAACTGCTAAGGGTCTAACAAAGCGTAGACAAGCTGAAGCCAAACTATTTACTCAAGGATACGAATCATGATAGCACCAAGAGCAAGAAAACAGATGAATCCCCAGGCTGCAAAGGTTTATAATAATCCTATGATTGGAAGTTCCAATGACAGTATGCAATATGGAACTCCTAGAGGATTTCAGAAACCTAGTAGACCACCTGTAGCAAATGTAGCAAAGAAACCTAGAAAGCCTATGGGTCAGCCAAGTCCTAAAACATTTCAGAGACCTGTACCTGGTCAGTCTCTTACTGCTGAACCAAAGAACAGACCCTATGAGAGACCACCAGAGATTACTGATCCTGAAGATGCACTGCGTTTACACCTTACACGTCTTAATGATGTAGAAAGACTAGACACATGTATGCTTCTACTACAAAAGGGTGTGGATGTTAGAACTCTTTGTGAAGGTATTCTACGTAGTGCAGTAACTGAGGGTATTCACAGCATTGATGTGAGCCTTATCATTGCCCCTACTATTCACGACTTTATTGCTGATGTAGCTGATGAGGTAGGTGTTACTTATAAGACAGGCTTTGAGCCTGATGAGAAAGATAAAGACAGAAAAGAGGAGTCTCTCGTTAAGAGTATGCTTGGAAAAGGTAAAGGAAGTAAACCTAAGATAGACCAGGCTCCACGAGAAGAACCTAAACAACAGATGGAAATGGATCTGGGTGAGCCAAAGGCTGCACCTAAAGGTCTGATGG